TCAATGTCACAGGACCGGAGATCACTCAGGCTTTCGCAGACCTTGGTTTGATCCTAAAATTGGTCGGCAACAAAAGATTGGACATAGAGGACACCACCTTTTTGAAGGGCTGGTTCCTGCATGACACGACGGGTACCCTTCATTGGGCTCCATTACCCTCACGTCTTTTAAAGATGGGTAAGTTCAAAAGACACCCAGATCTATGTTACAAGAAACGCCAAATCAATGCGTTTCGCCGACAAGGTGAAGCTGATTTTGAAGTTCAGGGGCGTATAAGGATGTTAGAGATGAAAACCCAACTAGCACCATATTTGCACACCCCGTGGTTCAGGCCTCTCTTCTCTTTTAAAGGAAAGAAACCGAAGACTAACTTCAAACCCATGTACGCGACCTGGGATGAAACGATAGCACCCTATCGTTATGACCAGGACTATCTTTGGGGTCGCTTTCACCGTCGTTACGGCAACAACATTGACTGGGTGAAGTTCTTCGCAGACCTCTGCAACTTACCTGTTGGCTCAATAATAATCCATCCCGCATGGATTGTCCTCGCCTTGCAGGACTACTAGATGAGCCCCCTATGTCTAAACAAAATGCCGGCAGCCGGGGGATACCCCGCGCTGTAAAACGCAGCATCCACAGAACGGATGCTGAAGTCGTCTCCGCCGCACGCTCAGGCCTCGCAGCGGAGGCGCGCCAGAAGTTCAGTAATATGGGCTTCAACCCTCGCTCTAGAATGCGCCGGAGCAACCCCTACCTCCAAACGCTTGAAAACCCTTTTGAAAAGGGAATTCACGTGATTCCTGACGAATGCGTTTTTGAAACCGGGGTTGTTCAGATAACCCAGCGCCTCAACATATCGGCGGTCCAACAAGGATCGTCCGGTAATTACGTTGCGGGTGTCATGGTTAACAGTTGGCGCATCGGCGGGTCCCTCGCCACTGCAAACTCTGTGTCCACAGCTGGCGTCATCACTTGGGACTCCGTTGGTGGTCCCATCAGCGACCCTTGGGGCGGTGGTTTCACTGCTTATGACCAGTTGGAACCGCTCGTCCAGCGCTACCGAGTTGTTAGCGCCGGGGTCACTGTTGAGCCCTCTATGGCTTCGCTCAACGACCAAGGGAGGATCATCGCTTTGAACGTCCCTACACAAACGGACAATGCTGGAACAACGGGTTTCAACATGCGTCTCGATTCAGACTATAGTACTGTCGATCGCATATTGACCCGTTATACAGCCGCCCAGGCCCCCGTTAACGAGGGCGGAGCTTGTGTGTGTTACAAACCATGTGGCACCCCCTCCTACAAATGGGCAGACTTGCCACCCAGCTCTCTGGATGATCCTTATTACGGTGGGGCTGTGATACTGTTTGATGGTGTTGCCTCTGTCTTTACGGCAACCGTATCTATAGCCCTCAATCTCGAAATAATACCACGCTTGACGACGGCGGCTTTCATTAGCACTGGTCC